AAGCAAATACTCCTGTAGAAATTGCACGTGACCCAGCGTATACTAATAGTGAAGTAAATGAGAACATTGAGTATGCTACGCCAGATGACCAATTATGGTTACGACAAACTAAAAGTCCATCATTGTTCTCAGCTAACGATGTAGGTCCAGTGGTGAACTATTCAGGTGCTGCACAGTACAATACAGTTGTATTGGATTTAATTGCTAATGACATGATTGAGCTTAGCAGTAATGGTTCAATCCATGGTATTGAGTATCGAGACAATGACGACATCGCAATAACGATAGTTAATGGCGAGTCACTAATCATATCCCCGCAAGATTTCCGAATACGTTTTAACAATTTAATTGTTGTGCACCCAGACAAACCAGTACGTGGTCGCAAGCCTACAATTACATTTATCGCTCCTAGCAATATACATGTAGGTACAGCCGTAAAAGGCACAACTTCTGTACAGTGTATTGCAGCTAACCAAGGCGATGTAGTTCAAATTGATATTAGCGACCTCACAGTGAAAATCCTAGGCACAAAAGGTGAAAAATCGGTTCTATAATAATGGCTCAAAAACGTGGTAAAACTAAAAAAATTATTACTGTTAAATTAGATGATTTAACAGGCGGTATGAATATTGCCAAGTCTCCTGAGTTTATCAAAGACAATGAAGTGGTTCGCCTAGAAAATATGGAATTCGATGTAGTAGGTAGTAAGTTAAGAACACGGAGGGGTTTAAGTACCCCTCTTGCTTCTTTTAGTTCTCCTGTTACGCATGTATACAATGATTACGAAATGAATGATTTCTTCGTATTCCTCAAAAATAAAGAAGTATACAGATATGAATTTGGCAAACAACCAGTATTGATTGGTAAAATTAATGGAGATGCGGAACGCCCTTCTTGTTGCAAATGGAAAGGCTCTTTGTTAATCGCAAGTGGCTCTAAATTACAAGAATACAATTACCAAACACTTAAAGTAATTGAAGGTAGTCCTAATTGTGATATTGTCTTTACACGTTCATCTCGTGTAGTTGTCGCTAAAACAGGTTCTGATTTGTTAATTTATTCCGCTATTGGTGATGCAACCAGCTGGAATGAAAATAGTAATGATGCTTCTGCACGTAAAGATGTTAATGTTGGTTATGGTGATGGTGGAGACATTATTGCTGTAGCTGAATTAGCTTCTGATGTATTAGTATTTAAAAGCAATGGCTATATATATGACGTTCAAAATGAACCAGAAGAATGGTCTATTACTCTACTTGCTAATAATTCCGATGTTGTAAGTAGGCACGCTTGTGATAATATTAACTCTGATATTGTATTCGTTTCCACTCGTGGTTTAAAATCTGTTAAAAGTTCTCAAGTATATGCCAACTTCAATGTAATGGATATTGGTGATAATATCAATCCAGAACTTAAAGAAAATGTTACTAAACCATTTATTTCTGACTTGCGAAGAACAAAACAAATGGTGGTAAGCGGTGCATGTGGTAGAGAAATGTTTGTATACCATTATTGGACTGGTGGTTATACTAAATGGATTTTCCCTTATAATGTTACATCAATTTGTGAAAATCAATACCATGTATTATTAGCTATGAATACTGATGATACTCATGGTGCTATTTACGAATTTGATTTTAAATATACAACAGACAATGGTTATTCTATTCATCAACTTATTCAATCTAAGGAAATGAGAGACACTCATAACCTTAATGCTTATAGAACGTATATTGATATTCAGTCTGAGCAAAATGACGGTCGTGGATATATTTACATCAATGATGTACAATTAACGCACAAATGGACAACAACAGAACTACAAAGGGAATTTAAAACACAAATTCTTTCCCCAATTCTTCGGTTTAAATTTGAAACAGATGACCCAATTATCTTTAAATATATCTCTTTTGATATAGTATTAGAAAGAGAAAGTATGGTTAGTGACTCCTCTGCAACAAGGGGGAGGCGAAAATCAGCACGGCGTAGAAAGGGTAGAGACCAGAATGACTTCTTGAAAGGAGCTCATAAAAATGGCGATAGCCCTTACAGCTAATATACAAAAACATATAGATGAATATCAAAAACGTGTCGGTCGTAGTTATCTTGACGATTGGGACTACCTATTCCATCCTCTAATTTGGTTAAGAGAAGATGGTTCTTTCTTAACATTCGGTATTATAGATGATACACTAGAGATTGATATTGGATGTGGTGTCCCTATTGTTGAGGGGTGGAAACATGTTCACTCTATGGCTAAACAATTAGGATTAAAACGGGTAGCTTCATATACTGATACACGTAATCCCAAAGCATACGCTAGATTAGCGAAGTGTGAATACGAAGAAAGAACAGACGAAAACGGTACGTATTACTATTTTACAAAGGAGGTATAAATGGGCAAGTCAAGGACTGAATTCCATGAACGCCAATTAACACCAGAAGAACGCCAGCTAATAGCGTTGCAGGGTAGATATATAGACTCAATTCAACCAAGTATTGATGCACTTGTAAAATATGGAACAGACAACATTGGTAATATTGTTACACCTGATTGGCAAAAATTATACAATGACCAAACAGCTGAAATGCAACAAATTAAGAATGAGTTTATTCCTCTTAGCCAAGGCATTTTACCAGACGTATTTGCTAATGCTAAACAAAACTATTTTAATCGTATGTATGAAAATACAATGGGTAAAAACCTAGCCAACTTGGCTCAACGTGGTGTTGTTGACAGTTCTCGATTTAATACAACAACAAATGATGTGCAGAAAAACTTTGCCGCTCAAATGTCGCAAGATTACGACAAGAATTTGCAAACAGCAGCTGGCTTAATGGACCAACGTATGAGATATGCGTCTACTCCTATCGAATATGCACAAAGAGCACATCAAGCATCGTTTACACCTGTACAAAACTCTTTATCATTAGCACAAGGTCAAAGCCAAGCTACTAACCAAGCATTAGCAACTCAAGGTCAGTTAAATAATGGTAGAACATTTGCCACACAATCTTCTAGTGGTGGCTTCTTAGGAGGTGCTTTATCCTTAGCTGGTTCTATTATAGCATGCTTCCCATCATATGTAATGGTGGAAATGGCTGACGGTAGTGAACAAGCTATTGGCTCTATTCAAGAGGGAGATAAAGTTAAGACACGTAATGGTTACGCTACTGTCTCTGAAAATAGAAACATGGGCATGCAACAAATCTTCTTACTTGTTACTCACAATCATAAACTTCGCACAACTAGCACAGAAGTATTTAATACACCTGATGGTCGTAAAGAGTTATCTGAATTATCTGAAGGTGATAAAGTTGAAACAAAAGATGGATTTGAGCGTATTGAATTCATTCTTGATACAGAAGACAAGGAAGAAGTATTTGAATTAGTATTAGACACTGACGATAATATGTTCTTGGCAGAAGGTATTTACGCAGAGTCGTTCTAGGAGGCATAAATGCAAGTAATTCAAGTTCGAGATAATGACTGGCAAACTCAATTAGGCAATTTGGCTGGTATTATCGGTGGCATGATGTTTAATAACCGACTTGACCGTGGTGCTCTTCGTGAAGCTAATAACCAAGCTCAAAAAGAAGAATTGGCACGTCAACAAGGTTTTACATCTGGCTTAACAAATCTTCAAGGTTTATATCAAAACCCTGAATATGAAAAAAATAAAGATTTACAAAATCAAGCTATGAATATTCAAGCTGATTTAGCTGGTCGTGGTTATCGTAATGCATTTGGTTTAAATGCTAATACAATCGGTGGTGCACTGACAAATAATGCTGGTGCTATTGACTATATCAAAGGTTATGGTCAAGCCAACCAAGGTTTGCGGGTACATGACCAAAACTACCAAGATTTCCCTAATTATTGGCAAGCATACGGTGGTTTAACACAAAATATTAAATAGGAGGTACTATGGCTGATTACATGGGATTATTACAGGGGTATGGTTTAACTCCTGCGGCAGCCGCTGGTATCATAGGTAATGGTATGATGGAATCCAATATGGACCCTACTATTATCCAAGGTGGCGGTCATGCAAATGAAATTCCAGTTAATGGGACACATGGCTATGGTATTTTCCAATATACAAGTGCTGATAGACAACAAGGCTTGGCAGATTTTGCCAAGTCTTTAGGCATTTCGTCTGGTAGTCCAGAAGCACAATTTCAGTATATGCTAAAAGAGCTTGGTCCAGAAGGTATTAATCAACTTAATAGCTTTGAAACTCCTGAACAAGCCGCCGTGTGGTTCCACGACAACTTTGAACGTAGTGCTGATACTGACTTATATCCAAGAGAAAAGGCTGCTCGTGATGCATTTTCTCAAGCAGGTTCTCCTACATCTATGACGCGGTATCAGAATAATAATCCCCAAGCTCAAAATTTTGCATTTGATGACCCAAATGAAAAACTAGACTGGGGTAAAATAAATCAATTAATGAATTACCAAGTAGCTAGTCCTGAAGTAGAAGCCGCACGTGCTACACAGGCAGGGCGTATTGCTGGCTTACGTAATTCATCTTACTTTGGTGAAATGGGAACAGCATTAAGTAGAAACAATGCAGACCAAATGAAAGCCTTAGTAAATCAAGCGGTATCTTCCGCTAATACAGCTAATAACCAACAAAAATTAACGAATGCTGGTCAGTTAGCACAAATGATTGCAGATAGTCATAACAGTTCTAATAGCAAGATGTTAGCAAGTTTAGGTCAAGCATTAGGCGTTCGTTTAGACCCTATGGCTGATAGATATATGAATAATAACCAAATGGCTATGTTAAATATGAAACGCCAACAAGCACTTGATGACCAAGCCAGAGCATTTGCTCAAAAGAAAGAGTTAATGAATATGCAATTCCAACATCAAAAAGAATTGCAAGATGCAAAAATGGCACAAGCTATTGCTGTTGCTGGAATGCGTGCAGGTGGTAGAGGTGCCGCAGGTGCAAAATTACCAGACGGTTCTTACTTAGGTTCTGATGGTCAACCTCATTTAACAATAGCACAACAAAATAATGTTGGTAAAATTTTAGCAGCTGGTCAAGAAGAATTTACCGCTGCTTCTGATGCAGATTGGTCTAAAACATCTTATGATGGATGGAAAGGTTCTGTAGCAAATACAACACAAAGTATTATTGATAAATTAGCCCCATATGCTAATACAGTAGAAGGACAAGATGCAATATCTAAAGTATTAGGTTGGCAAAAATATGACCAAGATGCAAAAACAAAAGCATGGGGTACAGAAAAACAAACAGCTTATACAGGATAAAGGAGTTTAATATATGGCAAGATGGACAGACGGATTAGCTAATGCAAATGCTCAAGCCGCATATGAAAATAACTTAGCCCAATACGGTTCTGACTATATGGGTAAAGCCAGCTATAGTGGCATTCTTGACGAAACACTAGGTAACTTTAGTTCTGGTATTGACAGACTAGGTTCTGATATGTTAGGGTCCGTTGCATACGGACTTTCTAACATTGATGGCGATACTGCTGAATGGGCACGTAATAAAGTAGAAAACGAAGCTCAATGGATGGCTAATCTGTCTGCTTATCGTAGCACAATGGGTGATACTGCTGATTTACCTTGGAATGAACAAGTAATCAATCCTCATTACTGGGCTGCTCAAATTGGTAACTTCGTTGGTAATACAGTGCCTCAAGTAGCTATGGCTATGCGTACAGGCGGTTTTGCAAGTGAAGCAATGAATGTAGGCAAGATTGGTGGTTTACTAGGTAGAGCAGGTTTAAGCGAAGGTTTAGCTGGTGGTGTTGCAACAGGCTTAGGTAAAGTAGCTAAATATGGTTCTGAAATCGCAACAGGTGCTGGTTTAGAAAACTTACAAAATGCTGGTTCTATCTATAATGACTATAGATTTGCTGGTTATGATACTGATACAGCAGGCAATGCATTTTCACAATCATTAAATCAAGGTTGGGCACCTGCCGCATTAGATTATATTGCAGACCGTGCAGGTGTTTCTGGTAAAGTAGGTATGCTTGCTAGTGCATTTGCTAAAGACGGCGGTAAACTGTTAGCTAAGAGTATCTTGGCTGATGCGGCTAATAGTTCTTTAGAAGGCTATACAGAAGCATGGCAACAAGCTATCGAAGGTCGTATTAAAGGTCAAGAAGGATATGACAAAGTATCTATGTTAGACCCTAGTACATGGACCGATGATATGTGGACTGCCGCTAAAGATGCATTTAACGTATCTATGGTAGTTGGTGGCATGGGTAGTGCCGCTAGACACGTAGGTAATAAAGCACTAAATAAAGCAGATGAAATGGCTGGTTTAACAGCAGATAATGATATTATCAATGATGGTACTCAACCACCTATCGCAGTAAATGATACTCCAATGGCGGATGCTGGTATTGATATTGCATCTGATGTTACCGAAACCCCTGATATTATCAATGAAACTCCACTTGGTAATGTAGAAATTGATGACATTTCTAACGCTTCGTATTCTCCTATGATGGAAGAAAGTGGTTTTGCAACTGCTGTTAATAAAGCATTAAATAATAAAGCACCTGAAGATTACGCAGAAATGATGAATAAACTGCAAGATGAACGTGCTAATATTATGGAATTACATGGTGATAAACCTGCTGACCAACTTTCTCCACGTATGTTTGAAGAAAACTTCATCAATGCTGGATTAGAACCAAAATCTGCACGATTAGTATCTCGTAATCTTTACAATGATATGGTTGGTACTAACGAAGTTGTGGAAGATACAAATGAAGCACCACAAGAAGAAAGTTTAGCGGACAAAGCAGACAGACTTGGCGTAACATTGACAGATGCTGAACGTGCAAACTTAGAACGTGAAAATCCTGATAAAACATCGGTTCGTGAAGTAGAACGCCGTATTGCAGATACAGAAAAGAATAATGCATATAACGACCAAATTCGTGCTATAGCAGAACATCGTAAAGCGTATAATGAAGACAGATACGCTAATTCTCCTAATAAAACATTCTTTGAAAACGAATATAAAGATAACCCATATAAAGCACAAGACGCAGCTTACCGTGTACATAATGCAATGGAAGCACGTAAACAAGATGCTAAAAGTTCTGATATTAAAAAACAAGAACAATCTAAAAATGTTCGTAACTACTTAGCTAAAGCTGGCATTAAACCTTCTAATGGTTATTCTACAGAAGAACTGAAAAATATCGCAGAATACGCTAAACATATGGATAACCAAGAGCGTACTCCTCAAAACGTGCAAAGCTATATTCAAAACCGTGATATGGCTAAACAGGTTGAGAATGTAATTAGTACTTTACCTCCTAAAGATAGCCCTGACTATTTACCAGCTAAACGGCATTTAGCACAACAATTAAGTAAACACTTAGTGACAATGGGTGTTAATGGTTTTGATGTAACTGGTCCACAATTTGAAAATGTACGTAAAATCTTGTCTACGCAAGAACGACGTATGTTGCAAGATAATATTGATGAAGCTAAACGTGCTAAAGAAGAAACACGTAGAGCTAACGCTCAATTAGCTGAACGTAAACCACAAGATACACAAAAATTTGTTAATAATAAACAAGTAGCTGTATCTGAAGGTAACTTCGCCGCCGCTGATAAAGAAATGGCTGATTATCTTAACAGTGATAGAGTAACAAACGAAGGCTTGTTAGAAATTCAGCGAAGATTATCTCACACTAGCAGAGAGCATAAACCTAAATTTAAACAAACACTTGATGCTTTGAAATACCGTGCACAAAAAGGAGATATTCTTGGTGGCAAGGTTGGTAATTATAATGTAATGGTTCGTAAACCTAATTCTGAATGGAAAGCACGTGAGGTAAAGGATTACACCAGAACTATTGACCATGATAATCCTACAGGTGAAAATAGAGAACCTATTGTTACTCCATATGAAGAACGCAAAGCGTTAAATCCTGCACAACCTAAAGAAAAGAAAAAGAAAGCTCCTTCTAAATCACGTACAGTAGATGTAGCTACAGAAGAGCAAAAAGCTAAAATGCGTGATACAGACAAATTAGCTAAATTAAAATCTGCACTACAACAATTCGGTCAAATGAATGAAGAAACAGCTAAACAGGCTATTGATTCTGTTCCTATGGAAACCAAGTATGGTAAAGAGCAAAAACAAAAATATAAAGAATATGTTCTGCGTCAAGCTAATGAAGATACTGGTGACATTGATTTAAGTGATGATATTCAACAACCAGAAGACGTTATATCTAAACATAAAGATACACTAGAAAGTATCGCCAAAGATATTAAATATATTAAAGACAATCCTCATATGTCTTTACGTGAATACCAACGTATTTATAATGGTATCGTTGCTAAACGTAACCATTTAGTACGACAAGCACCAGAATTTGTAGATAATTGGAATAGTATTTTTAATAAAGTACCTAAATATAAAATTCCAAATGTCACGACATTAATGAAAGCTATTCGTAATGGCGAAGTAAAAGTGCCTCAAACTATCCTAAGTTCTTTTATTGACAAACCAAATCACTTTGATGAAAATCTAAAAAAATGGTTTTATAAAGGTTACAATTTAACTGATGTAGAAAATACACGAGATTTTGATAAAACACGTAATGCTATCATTTTGCAAGCAATGCAAAAAGCTTCTACACGTATTAAAACTATTGGTATGCAACAGCTTATGGAAGAATTAGACGACAAAAATGGTAATCATTTATTAGGTCGTTTTGTAAACCGTGCTATTCAAATGTACCCTGTTTACAGAAATAAAGATAAATATAGAAGTTTATCTGGTAAAGTAGCCGCAAAACGATTATTCCCAGAAGGTGCATCTGATTTTAGTAGCATGAATAGCCCTCTAGCTAAACGTGTATATGCTGATGTTAAGAAAATTGTACCAGCTGTAATGTCTGACAGAATTGCTAAGAATGGCAAAATTCAAGAAGAACGCATGAAAGACGCTAAAACTAAGAACCAAATTCAATCTGCATTGCGTTTAGGTAACTATGTTGATGGCGTATTAAATGCACATATTCCTGATGAGCAAGGCGGTACATATGATACTAATATCAAGATGGATATTAAACTTGACGATGACTTTAATGTAGAAGCACCTATTCCAGAAGATGTAGATATTGAAACATTCAAAGAAGCGTTAGATTATTACCTATCTGATATGGGTATTATTGTTAACGACGAAATGGTCGAAGATGGTAATACAGTTAAATTTGAGGCATCTTATATTCCAGAAACTGTATTTAATAATAGCTCCTATATCGCACAAGCCGCTTGGAATACATTAGGTGGCGTTGTTAAACAACATGGTCATATCATCTTAGATAACGCCAATCTTGATGAAGCAGGTCGTAAAGCATTACAAACAGAAGCTAAGCAAGCATGGAAACAAGCTGGCTTTGAGCTTATTTCTAACGATGATACATATACGCTAGTACCTATTGAAGAAATTCAAAAATCTGTTAAAGCTACTACTACTGAAAAATCTAAATTTAACCATGAACCTAGTGAAGTTGAAATGGGTATTATGAAAAAGGTTGCAGACCGTTCTAAAGGGTTAGGTAAACTTACAAATGGAGAAATGCGTAATATCCTAAAATCTATTATGCATGTAGTTAATGGCAACCAACAAGCATATGTAACTGTATTAAATTACATCCGTACTCACCCTAATTTAGAAATCTATGTAATGGATAGATTGATGAATAATAATCCATTTGGATTTAATTTTAATGGTGCATATATGCCAGATACAGGTCGTTTATATATTTCAAGTGATAATATTACACCAACAAACGACACATTTATGCATGAATTATTGCACAGTGCGACTGACTTTACAAAAGTAGCCGATTTAAAAAATGTAGTTAATGATACATTAGACTTAATGAGAGAGGAGCTTGAAAAAGATGAAGGACTTGCAGGCGAAATATACAGAACAGTTGGCAACGGTAAAATACTTGCATCTGTCAACGAAAACGACCCACAATCTGTTGAAGATGCTATACAACGTGCCGCTAAAAACATTAGAAGAGCATTCGGAGTTGTACGTAAAGATGGCTCTAATAAAAGTGAAGATGGAACAGTTTCACATCAAGGAAAATTTGGACGTAAAAACCTTGATGCACTCGCTGGAAAATCTCCACAACGAACAAGAATTAGACAATTTATTCAAAGCCTCAACAATCCAACAAACAGCACAAGCGGGTCCGAATTAATTTCAGGTATGATGCAAGCTAGTTTAAAGGCAAATGATTTATTAGATATCCCACAAGCTATTATTAATAGTCCTATGGATACTAAGGATAAATTATTCCTAGCTGCTATGATTGTACCTAAATTAGGTAATAACAAACAACTTGACCAAAAATATTATTCATTCATTAATGAAATGTTTTCCTATGGTAATACCAACATATTTAATGAACAACAAATTAGAGAACATTTTCAAGATGCACTTGCTGATAGAAAACGTGCTCAAAAACTAGATGCGTTACATCAACGTAATCGTGCTACTACTACACCTGAAGCACCTCTTGAAAGAGCATTAGCTAAAATCAAACAAGATGCAGATTACTCTATTCGTAAAAACGATAGAATTGACCAAGCAGAACAAAAATTACTTGCTGATATTATGGAACATGGTGGCGGTATCATTGAACGCATTAACCCATCTGAAGATGGTATATCTTTTGCATGGTTCCGTAAAATGTTACAATCGCCATCTTCATTAGCACGTAAACTTGTTCCAGAATTAAAACCTATTATCCAAGCCGCTTATGTTGCCGCACGTACAGCACGATATAAGCGTAGAGAATATATCGCAGACCTTGATAAATATTTCTTATCATTAGACGAAAAAGCTGGCGAAGATAAGCAAATTAATAAACTCTTTGATGATATTGATAAACGTGGTCGTGAATTTGCACAACCAGTTGCAGTTCGTATTAATGGAGAGTTGAAATACGCTATTATTAAACCTAACGACGAGTTCACAGAATTTGGTTTAGGCGATGATAAACGTATGCGTAAATTCGTTAAAGCTGAACGTGAAAAGGGTAATCACGTTTATGTTGGTATGTCTAAAGATGTATACCAAGTTATCTCTAGTAAAGATAATATTGCCGCATACAAAGATAAAGCAAATGCTAATAAAGTAGCGATTGATATGTCTAAAGCGTATGCTAAGCAATTAGGTTATAGCGATAACGTATGGAATGCTTATTTTGGTGTGCGTAATACATTAAACAAAATTCATAAAGACGTAAATGATAACCAAGTAGCTCGTGGTAAAGAACCTTCTGCTGATTTATGGGGTTTCATTCCTCGTGAACACAAACGATATGGTGTATATCGTATTGAAGTTAAATACAACCCAGAAACAAAAACATATGGTAAAAAATATACAGTATTAACATCTTTCGATACAGAACATCAAGCTAACAGATTTGTTGATAGCTTAACTCCTGAAAAGGGTGTAGCATATGCAACAATCCATCGTGATAGATACCAAGCTGATGCTTCTCAATCTTATGAAGGTTACTATTCCAATCTTACAGAAGAAGAAGAAAACTTAAATAAAGTATATGAGAAAATGTCTACTGAAGATGCCGCAGCATTATTCAATAAAGTACAAGGTAATTATACAGAGATTAAGAAATTCATTGACCATTTCTTAAAAGGAAAAGATAAGTCTATGACTTATGATGATTTTCAAAACTTAATTAATAACAAAGAACGAATGAAGGAAATCGGTCTTAACTCTCGTAAATTACAAAAAGAAGTAGCACAAGCTAACTTTGAAAAATTATTGAAGAAAGATAAAGATGGTCTTTTAACACATGAAAATGTGAGTGCATACTTGTATCGTAGTTCTGGTGCTCAAATGTGGAATAAACATAATCTTAAACGTGCTGGTGTTATGGGTCATAACGAAGACCACACAGCAGCTATTTACCATTATGCTATGACACAAGCTAAGTATCAAGGGAATGCTCCATTCTTAGACTTTGCTACACGCTATTACGAAGAAGCCTTTGGTGAAAACTATGAAAAGCAATATGGTCGTAATGGTACTGGTGCTAAAAATGCACGACAAAATATTGTCCATGATTATATCCAACGTGTAATTGGTGCACCAAATAAAGTAGATAAAGTTCTCAATCGTATTGGTCGTGAGTTACCATACATTGGTAATTTCATGGTTAAATACATGGGTGATAATTGGGTAACTAAACTTCTTAACCGTAATATGCAAGCAATGGCTGTATTTAAACTAGGTGTATTCAGACCTACAGCCGCTATCGCACAGTTTGGTACATTAGCCAACGTAGCTGCTTTAACAGGGTTTACTCCTGAGTTACGTTACGCAATGAAAGAGGCTGGACGTGGTGGTAAAGGTGGTAAATACGGCAAGTTATTTGATGACCTTGAAGTATATGAAGAAAATGCAAACCAAGCATCTGAATTCTTTAGCGATACACTAGACTATCGTAAATTAAAGGTTCATGGTATTAATATTGGCAAAGCATTTGATTTGTCTATGAAAGGCTTCATGAAAGCCGACTCTTATACACGTAAAGTAGCCGCTATTGTAGCATACGAAAAATACTGTAAAGACCACAATATGGACCCTATGCAACCAAATAAAAATGACCCAGAAGGTTATCGTAAAGCTATGGAATACGCAAAAGATTTTGTTGTAAAAACTAACTTTGACTATAGTGATATTGATAGCCCACGAATGTTCACTCAATTTGGGACATTAGGTAAAACATTATTACAATTTAAAAAGTTCGGTGTTAAAGAAGCTGAATTCTTATTCACTGCATTTAAACGTAATGATGGTTTTATTGACTACAAAGGTTTAGGCAGATTTATGAGCATCACAATGGGTATGGCTGGTTTCATGGGTTTACCATTTATGGGTGCTGGTGATGATATGCTTAAATGGTTGACAGGCAAAGGCTTATCTGACCGTGCTAAAGACCTTGCTTATGAATGGGCTGGTAATGACCAAACTAAACAAAAAATTGCCTTACTTGCCATGATGGGTGCACCATCTATGTTCGGTGTAGACTTTAGCCGTAACGTAGGTTTTGGTGATTTAACTCCAAGTAATGGTAGTGATTTATTAGGTCCTACATTATCTACATGGGGTTCTCTTGCTGACGTAGCTAGAAACAGCCATGATTGGAGAGATGTAGTTGCTGGTGTTGGTCATTCATTATCCCCACAACTTGGTAACGTATACCAAGCGTATACAGGCAATATGCGTGATTGGAAAAATGCTGAAGATAAAGGTGCTTATACACCTGCTGAACGCATGATGAAGTTAATGGGCTTCAGACCTGCACGTGAATCTGTAGAAAATGATTTAGCTTATAGACTTACTATGGCAAATCAAGAGTTAAAAGAAGGCAAAAAACAAGCAATCAATGATTTCTTGAGAGACCCTTCTGATGAAAACCGTAAACGTCTTAAAGACTTTGGTGTTACTGGTAAACAACTTAGAGACGCTAGAGACTTAAAACAAATGTCTGCTATTGACAAGGCTAATAAATACCTACCTAAGAAATCTTCTGTAGAAGCTGATAAGGTTAAGGAACAAGCTAATGTTTATAATACATTTGTTGACGGTATGTATGATGGATTGGAGGAAGAATAATGGCATTTTACACATTAAATGATATTGCGTATTTAGCCGCACACTGTAATGCGGATAAGGTTACTTTACATTGGAGTGGTGGGGGGTATGAAAATACCTCTCCCTACTACCACTTAAATATCCTAGGTGATGGTCGTGTATGGTCAGACTTTGATAGTTTTGATGTAGCTGGTAAACATACATGGCATCGTAATACAGGTAATATTGGTGTATCTATTCTGTGCTGTGCAGATGCTAGTGTAGATACAGATGGTAACGTTACATGGGGTACTGTACCACCAACTGATGCACAAGTTAATAAAATGGCTATGATTGTCAAAACCATTGCTGATGCTAAAGGTTGGGAAATTGATAAAGAACATTTTAAAACTCACAACGACTGGGCAATTATTGATGGATATTCTATCTATGACAATGACCCTGATATGCGTTGGGACTTAATCGGATTACCACAAGAAGATGGAGACGGAGGTGCTATTATTCGTGGAAAAGCTATCTGGTATCATTACCATCCTGAAGAATGTAAAGATTAAAATTTATATTATCCTTATAATTGCGTTATTTGCGTTCTGTGGGCTGTTTTATATGTTCCATAGGCAAACACACGTGGAACAATCTACACCCACCTTACAGCCTAAAATAATGAACGAGAAGGCTACTGTAGGAACAAAGACTACCGTATCTTACGTTCCAAAAGAGAAAGAATTGGTTTATGTAAATAATGTGCCTACATATGTGAAAGAAGATACCGATGTAGAAGCTAATATTGATAAGCCTGCTGTTACAGTTAAAGTAAATGGCAAAAAACAAAAATTTGATTTACAACAAAATGAAACTCAAAAGTTTGAAGATGGTAAGGTGGTATTAGACCAAAAATCTACAGTAGAATTTGATATTAAAGTACCAGAACGCCATGAATTAAATGTATACGGTCAAGAAGAATTCCGTGCAGGTAAATTTCATAGTCAAGTTGGTATTGATAAACAAAATGGCAAATTAGTATACGGTGCAAAATACGATATTACAGACAAAGAGCCTGTATATTATGTACGCTATAATCTAGTAAAAATGTATACCAATTAAAAGCTTGACAAATTGATTTTTATATGTTACTATTACTATAGACATAATTATTTCCTCCTCAGCGTGGTCAGGGGTGGGCTTGACGGCTCGCCCTCGGCTGTGCTACAATCCTCACAAACCCAGCAACGGTGCGGTGTCAGCAAAGGTGTTGACAGCTGACAGCGAGGGTGCTACAATGTGAGTAGGTGTAGAGCCACGGAACTTGCTCTACCGAAAGGAGAAAACTATGGCAAAAAGAAATTTTGGTGTTTCGATGTGTGGTCGTATTGAGTATACTCGAAGAAAGCCAAGAAAAGCGTATTGTAAAAATTGTATACATTGTTTATTGACTGAACATGGTACAGAAATGTACTGTAAAAAGTATAAAAGATTTAAGTCAATAAGACAATCAAAAAAGCCATCTTGTTTAGTAGCAAGATAGCACTCTATATGAGCAGAGGTGGACCTGTAATGTGTACGGGCGGACAACGGTCTTGAAAACCAATATAGAAGCAGACAGGGACTGACATATAGACTAAACATACCAGTTGGTATCATATCGAGATAGTCGTTGACACTGCAAGCCGACTTTAAAAAATAACAGGGGGCGGACTCACCATTCCTCAATAGGGGCTGTTGGGCACAGCCTTTTGTCGTGCACTTTCCCAGATTTTGTCCCGTCGTAGATGGCAGTCGAAACGAACTCTTTAGAGTGGTAGGTAAAGCTACACCTGGGCTACCTTAGTATTAACTATGAAGTTTCGATAATATACCGTAAGTATATACGCTCCCATGTATATGGGGGCAATACCTCGGCACTAACTTGGGCAGTCATCAAGTATAGAATACAGTAGATATTCACTAATTAATATATACAACAATCAACTACGAAGTAGTTACAAACGAAGTGCGTAGTAACAGATATACAGTAGATGCTCAACATTACTACCAATAAGTGATACAGTTGATTAGGTATTCATAACTGGTGCGTTCGCAGAATATCTTCACTAGCGTTCAGATATTGATTAGTTGGTAATACACATAAAGAAAATAAAATACGAACAAAGATATTCCTCCTTGGTATTATCTACAACTACAGCAACTAACGATGTGAGTATTTCACCTAGCGTAGCGATTCTACAGTATCAGTATTTTAGGTATTTAAAACACTACCACTTAAAGCGTAATAACATTACTACAACTTAGTATATAAAACAAAGAAGAATAATATTACTCAGCGTAATATTGAATTACACTTCGTAATACGTTACACTTAATAGACCCCTTTATGGGGTCCTTTTTTATTTGACAATTTTAGTATAACATGATATACTAAATTAAAGGAGGTATAATATGTTAAGGGAAGAAACAATACGTATTATAGAAAGCTATCACCATGATTTAGGTAATCAAAGCTGGTTATCTACATATCTTAGTAACTGTAAAACTGGTGATAGTTTAGAAACTATTTCAAGTAGAGAATTAAGTTTAATATTAGCTTATATGGAAGATGATTACGCAGATTTATAAGGAGATATTATGAAAGCTTTATGGAATGTTATTAAATGGACGATATACAGTATGATTGTGTTTGTTATCTTTGATTTTGTGTTTTGCAATCCATCTTTAAATGCAGAATATATAGTGAGATTATTAATTGCATTTAGTATGTATTTAATAGCTTGGGGAATATATTTTACGATTAAAGGAGAATAAATATGAGCAAATATATTATACACAAAATACCTGTAGATATTAGCGATGATAAACGTGAAGAATATATTCAATACATGAAAAATATATCAAATAATGATAACAATGCGTATTTTGTTTCACTATCAAAATATGGTAATTATTTAATTATTGATATTTCCGAAACATCGGAACCTGTTTTGCCGATTAAAACTATTTTACTAGGAGAAAAAGAATTTATTAAATCTATTAGCCATGAAATATTACAAATCTCATACGATAAAGACAGTAATGGTATGTTTATAAAAAAAATGATAATACACCCTATGTTAAACGGGTTTTCAATGTCAAGTCCATATGCATACTATTATTTTAGAAATAATAATGAAGAATCTCAAATTAGGATAGTTGAAAAAAGTATAGTACCACTTACACTATATACTGGACACATTGAAAAAATATTAATGCCAAGCTCTAGGGTATGTGAAAGTGAAGTGGCTGAACTTAAAAAATTAATTCAAGAATATGAGTATTCTATATACCGCTATATGATTTGCAATATTATTCAAAATCATTGTGATGTAGAAAAATACGAGGTAAATATATGAATTTTACAGATTTACATAGTCATAGCTTTTATAGTAGGCGTGATGCGTATTCATCTTTAGAAGAACGTATACAGCGTGCTAAAGAAATAGGATATTCAGCTGTATCTTTAACAGACCACGGTACTACATCAGGTTTGACTTCTCATTATTTAGCTTGTCAACAAGCTGGTATTAAACCCATTCTTGGTATGGAAGCATATTTTTCATATGATTTAGATATTAAAACACGTGATAATTACCATCTTATTTTATTGGCAAAAAATACAGAAGGTTTATATAATTTACGTAGATTATCGACATTTGGTGCATATCATCACTATTACAAGCCATTAATTGATTATAATGCTTTACGGCAATATAGTAATGGTATTATTGTAAGTACTGCTTGTGTAGCTGGTCCATTGCGTAATGAATTATTACGAGATGAGTTTATTGAAATCATGACTGATATTTTTAAAGATGATTTCTATTTAGAGGTACAGCCACATGATTTTCCATTACAATTGGAATATAATAAAGTCGTAGAAGAATTAGGTAAGCAATATAATATTCCTATCATCGTTACTGGTGATAGTCATTATGCTTATCCAGAACAAATGCAGGCTCATCGTGATTTTTTATTATTAGATAGAACACTCGCTGATAAATTAAACCAAATCAAAAATGCAAGTTCTGATAAGTTAGAAGAAAAATATCAGACAGAGTATGATAACATGAAAGAATATTATGGTAGTCGTGATTATCATATGTGGACTATTGATGAATTTAAGAAAGTAATTCCTAATCAAGAATACTATGATAATGTTGGAAAGATTATTGATAAATGTAATGTAGAAATACCATTTGGTGAAAACCATTATCCTGTATTCCCTGTTAAAGACCCTGCTAAATACGTAAGAGACCATTGTGCAGATGGATATAAACTACATCGTATTGCAAAGAAAGGAAATAAGGATGTATACGTTAACCAAATAACACATGAATTATCCGTATTAAATAAGCTTGATTATAACAATTATTTTTGTATTATCCATGATATGTTACAATGGGCAAAACAAAATGGTATGAGAACTGGTGCAGGTCGTGGTTCTGTTTGTGGTAGTTTAGTTGCATATTTAATGGGGATAACAGAAATTGACCCAATTCAATATAACCTTGTATTTGAAAGATTTGCTAACCCTGAGCGTGTCACCAACCCAGATATAGATTGTGATTTCCAACAAAGTAGACGGCAAGAAATTATTGAATATATACAAGATAAATATGGTTATGCTTATCCTGTACGTACATTTGGTTTCTTAGGACCTAAAGCAGCAGTACAACACGCAGGTAGAGTACTTGGAAGAAAATCATCTGATATGACTGCTATATCTAAAAATATTAATGATATTTGTGATATTAGAGATAAAGAAGTTAGAGAAATGGCTAGCACAGTAGTTAATCGTTTAGTAAACTATGGCACTCATGCTAGTGCAGTAGCTGTATTCCCTAGCGACCCTGCTCAATGGTGTGCTATTGAATATCAAGATGGACAATATGTAGCAGCAGAGGATTTTCATATCTTAGAAAAACAAGGTATTCTTAAATTAGATATTCTTGGTTTAGCTACATTAGATATTATTGATGATGTGTTAAAGCGTGTAAAAGATTGCGATATACATTCCATTCCTTTACAAGATGATAAAACTGCACAGTTATTACAGGCTGGTAATACAACTGGTATATTCCAAATTGAGTCTGATGTCATGACTAACATCGTTACTAATATTCATTCTAAAAGTGTGTATGATTTAGTCGATACTGTAGCTATTGGAAGACCGGGAGTATTAGATGTAGGAATGGATAAAGTATTTATAGCACGTAGACAAGGCAAAGAGCCTGTAAAATATTTACATCCATTACTTGAACCTATCTTAAAAGATACAGAAGGTGTTATTTTATATCAAGAGCAAATAATGCAAATTGTGCAAGCATTAGCAGGATATACAATGGGTGAAGCAGATACTCTTAGACGTATTATTGGGCGTAAAGAATTAGATAAAATTAATACCGCTGTTGATGAGTTTGTTGAGCGTGCAGGCAAAAATGGTATTGGTGAAGATGTTATTCGTCCTATTGCAGAACAAATGATTGCTTGTGGTTCTTATGTATTTAATAGAGGTCATAGTGCAGCATATGGTTTAACTGCATGGCGATGTGCATATTTAAAAGCTCATTACCCAGAAGCGTATTATGCATCTATTCTTGATATGAATTTTGGAGATAAAGAAAAGCTATCAGTGTTTATTAATGATGCCAAGAAGCATGGTATTAATATTATACCACCTGATATATATGGTGATATAAAATGTACTACAGGTAAAAATATTGTATGTTTAGGGTTAGGTGCTATAGCAGGATGTAGTAATTTACACGCATTTAAACTTGAGCGTGGTAAAGCATTTTTAGAACTCAACCAAACAATGAATATGACACAACTAAAAGGTTTAATTTATAGTGGTGCTATTGATGATGGCGGTGATAGAAATGATTACATACAATATATTAAATGGCTAAAAGATAAGCGTAAATCTAAAGGTGAATACGTATTTGATGCAAATCATAAAGATAATCTAAGTAAAGGTGCAATGGAATTAGCAGTATTAGGTTATACATTCCATAGTATTTTTGATGAATACGATACAAGTATTTGCGTAGGAAATATTAAACCAGCCATTATCTTATCTGTTACAGCACGGAAAACTAAGAAAGGTAAACCATATGCGTTCTTAACAGTGCAAACACCTACAGGTGTAGAAAAATTAGTAACCTTTGAAGTTGATTTTACTATGTTCACCAAGGGTAATGTATACGCCCTACGAATTAGGGACGGCGTGGTGGTCGATGCCTGCTCAGTAAACCGCTTGACCGTCTGACCGAGCCGTGCTACACTGAGATTGTCCACGAGGGGATAGCCTCCCCGAATATTTATTTTATTTAAGAAAGGATAATACTATGAAAGAAAAAACAGTAGAAGAAATTTTTGAACAACTAAGAGAACCTTTTCCTCCACAGGATATTCAATGGAGAATTGGACAAAAGTCTAAAGATGGAAAGAAAGCAATGGTATTACCATATGTAACTAATCGTGCGATTATGGAACGTCTTGACCAAGTAGTTGGTGTTGGTAATTGGTTCCCAGAATTTAGACCAGTAGATGCTGGTGGGGAACATGGTATGATTTGTCGTTTAAATATCGTTATTTATACTGGTGATGAATTAGGATGGCGTACATTAACACGTGAAGATGGTGCAAGCAATACTAAGATTGAACCTATTAAGGGTGGTATTTCTGATAGTATGAAACGTGCGGCTGTACAGTTTGGTATTGGTCGTTATCTATATAATTTAAAAGAAAGCTGGGTAGTACTTGGAGACTATAATCGGTTTGACCCTCCTAATTTGCCTATTTGGGCTTTACCTAAAGGCTTCACAGGGGTACAAGTACAAGGCACGGACGTTGAGTTGTATGATTCAAGAGAAACAAGTACGGCTACATCTGCTACGACATTTACACAAGGTAAATATGCGAATAAAGCGATTTCTGAAGTAAGTGATATACATTATTTGCGTTGGGTAGTAGAACAATCTAAGTTTAGTGCAGATACTAAGAAAGCTTGTCAAGAAAGATTAGGTGAATTGAATGGTTGATAATTTAAACATTGACCTTAATGTATTTCATAAATACAAACCGTCGGTCGCTCTAGTACATGGTTATATTAGGCAAGAAGCCAACGACCGTGGGTATACATTAGCTGGCAAAAAGTTTATCGTATTAACAGCTGGTGAGATTGCAGAAGCTACTGGATTAAGTCGTATCACATCATGGCGTGCTATTAAAGTCTTGGTTGAAGATGGTCTTTTAGAACGTATTCAAATTCAGGGTCCTCATAATATTTCATATGCGGTGATGTAATGGCTAAGAAGTTTAACATTTTTGACAGAATAACTAGGTTATACATGGAGAAATGTTCTACTGAACCTATATTTATTAATAGGAGGTTCAACCCCTCCTATTTTAAATTAAGGGCACACTTTTATAAACAAGACGAAAATACTCTTGATAAATTATTACGATACCTAGAGGATAAGCCAAAGAAAAGCATTATGACATTAACAGATGTGTATCACGAGGCTGAACAGTATAGATTGTATCGTATTAAAAAATATCACGAGAAAGAAATGAAATCAGTAAAAGTGGAACGTGTTGATGGTTATAGCCTAGACGATGTATTAAATTTATGAGGTGTATATGAATATTACAGAAACTATAATTCAACAAGTAGATATTATAGATTTCATTGGCAAATACACTAATTTACACCAAAGTGGAAGATATTGGAAAGGTAAGTGTCCTTTACACGAAAGTGATGATACATCTGAGACGTTAGTTGTATTCCCTGATACTAATTCATTCTATTGTTTTAGTTGCGAATGTGGTGGCTCTGTAATTAATTTCTTATCTGATAAAGAAAAAGTTAGTTATCGTGCAGCTACAGAAATACTAGCAAAAGAGTGCAATATTAGCTTAAAGGATAATAAAGAGTACCAACTTGAAGCTAGTGAAGAAATGCGTTTCACTAGAGAAGCAGATATGTATCATAAAAATGTAGGTGCTATTGGTGAGTATTTAGCTAAACGTGGTTTAACGAATAGTACTATTAATGATTTTAATTTAGGTTTCCATTCTGATTGTTTAACAATTCCATTAAGGAATGAACACGGTCAATATGTAAGTATGGCAATTAGACAATTTAACAAGAAGCCTAAATATAAAAACACACCAAATAGTATTCTATATAAGAAATCATCTTTCCTATTCAATCTTGATTTAGCAAGAAAGAAAATTAAAGATAGATTGTATGTATGCGAAGGATACATGGATGCAATGAGTGGTCATCAAATGGGTGAACCTACAGTAGCTTATTGTGGTAGTGAATTACATAGAGACCAAATTAGAAAGCTGGCAGGTTTTATTCGTAAAGAAATTACGATTGTAATTTGCCCAGATAATGATGAAGCTGGTGTTAAACATTTACCAAGAACTAGAGACCACTTCCAATCTATGCTTCCAAAAGCGAATATTCGTGTATTAATTATGCCAGAAGAGTGTAAAGATATTAATGATTTGTTGTGTGCAGGCTATGAGCTTGCTGACTTACCAACAGAACATATTGATATTTTTGTTATTAAACAATTAGTAAAACGATACAAAACTATTGAAGAACAATATGTTGTTGCAGAGTCATTCCTCAAAACAATACGTTCTCCTATGATTAGAGCAGAAGCTATTCAAGCATTAGGTGAAATTTGGAAGCGTGATGTATCTGACTTAAAAGCATATTTTGATAGTGGTGTATCATCTGAACAAGATTTATTAGAAACATTACATGATGCTTCTAGTAGTCTTAATCAATTACGAGATATTTACAAACGTGGTACATATCCAACACATTTTCAATTATTAGACAACTGTATTGGTGGTGTATCAAAAGGGCAAGTATTCTTGATTGGTGCTTATTCATCGAGTGGTAAATCTGATATTGCCATTGAATATATATTACGACAGATAGTTCAAAACAAAGCTAATGTGGTGTTCTTTAGCTTAGAAATGCCACGTGGTAAAATTATGGAACGTATTGTATGCAAGATACTCAAGAAGCGTATAGCAGAAGTTAAAGAACTCATTATACAAGGAGACCCTTTGGTCAATCAAGTACTTGACAAAATAGGTAAGAAATTGTATATTGTAGATGAGAATAATTTATCTATGCATGATATTGAGCGTTATATTAATACAATTAACACTCGTAATATTATGGAAGGCGGTGTTGATGTTATCGTTGTTGATTACTTCACTTACTTAAAGGGTGCAGGTGATTACGATGGTGCAAGCGAACAAGCCTTGATGATGAAAGGTATTGCAAAACGATACAACGTAATTTTTACAATGTTGTCTCAGCTTAATCGTAGTGGTAATACGTATGAAGAACCTACAATGAACCAATTAAGAATGACTGGTGATTTAGAGGCATCTGCTGATTATATTCTAATGATATGGAGACCTGATAGGGCACCTAATTTATCATTAGAGAAACAGCAAGAACTTCGTAATATTACACGATGTAAAGTAGAGAAAGCACGTGATGGTATGAATGGTCCGCCAATGTTTGAACTAAAATATGATGTGTATACTTCACGATTAGAAGAAGTGTTGACAACTGATAATTAATATGTTATTATATATAATATAAGGAGGATATTATGGAAGAAATAAAATCAATTCAAGAAGAATATCAAGAAAAACCATACAAAAGAACTTTTGATGAGCCATGTTATGGTCCGACAGGCTCACAATTAGAATGGATGCGTCGTAATAATCGTAATTATATTGATTTTGGTTCTTGTTGGACAGTTGGTCCTCGTGATTTTGAATATTAAGAAAGGTCAATTAAATGCCATATACAAGATATAAATGTCCAGATGGAAAATTTATCACAATAGAAGATTGCCTTTCTAAATGTAGATTATGTGGTGAATATGATAGTAATGGAGAACCTTGGGTACCTGCTGGTAGATGTATGAGTTTACAAACATTACGTGCTATTTCTGAACAACGTAAATGGACAGGCAAGCCATCTACTACACAGTTACTCAAAGGTACTCGTGAAGTTTTTTTAGAACTCACACAAAATTATCATATTTCACCCAAAGATTCTGTATTTATGTTATTTGGTACAGAAGTACATGGTGGTTTAGAAAGTCATGCTATTAATGCTAACGGTGAAGTTGCTGAAATACGTATTGAAGATGATTATTCAACTGGTGCGTTTGACTATTACACACCAGAAAATGGTGGAACATTAGTTGATACTAAGACATATGGTAGTTATAAAGCAGCTCATACTCTTGGGTATTACATGAAGAAAGAAGAAACTGACTACATTTACAAGTCTGGTGCTAAGAAAGGTCAGAAGAAAACTATTAATGTGTTATACAAAGACGGTCCGCATTTAAGATTTGACTTAGCAGTACAGCTAAATGATTATCGTATGAAAATTGAGAATAAACTCGGTTTACCAGTAGCTAATATGTGCTGTCAAATTTTAGTGCGTGACGGTAATACTCATGTGGCAACTAGCCGTGGTATTACAGAGCCAAGTTATTTAGTCCCGATTAATAAAATCTCAGATATTTGGGTCGAAAGATACATGAGAAAGAAAAGTCAGGACTTAATATATGCGTTAGAACATAACGTATTACCTCCTCCATGTAGGCATAGAGAAACATGGGGCGGTAGAAAATGTAAAGATTATTGTAATGTATGGAATTTTTGTGAAGAAGGAAGGAAAGCACATGGAATTCAGTAAAGGTTATTTAAAAGTAATTACAAACAAAGACGGTTATAAAGTTGATATTGATGGTATTACACCTCAAGAATTGACTGTTATTTATTCTAGTATCATCGCACAACATTTTGGTTTAGATACAGAAGAATTTATGGACGTAATGTTGTCTCATCTTGAAAAAACACTTGATGATATTGAAAATGAACCAGTATATGAAGACCCGAATGAAGCTGGTTATGATGCATTCACTGGTGAACCTATCGAAGATGATGACGATGAATTTGAATGTGATTGTGAATTAGGTATTTGCTATGATACTAATGGGTGCGAAGTTTCATTTGAAGATTTGCCAAAAGAAGTACAAGCAATGTTGTTAGCAGTAGCTGAGGAACTCTAATGGAAACTAAAGATTTTACTAATAAACTCAATACGATTATCGACCTATTCGTAAAGAAAAGTGAACAATACTCTAATGGTAAAGATATTCTATCTGCTTTCCGCAAAGCTGGTTTTGTTCATGGTGATGGTAGTGTAAAATCTATGTTTGAAGCTATGTTGGTTTATAAAGGTAAACATGATTTAGCATTAGCTGAACATGGACTTGACCTACCTGATGCTCAAGAACGATTACATGATATTATTGTTTATTGTGTATTAGGGAGTTTGATGATTGACGAAATGCAAAGTAAAGACAAATTGCAAGGTTCCAAAGGATAGTTGTTGGTATTGCGATAACTATAATTTGTATCAACCTAAAAACCCTAATATTTTATCACCTCGTCAAGAACAACAAAAACTTGAATATAAGTTAGCAAAAAAGGTTAAGAAGCAGACTACAGCAAGTAAGAGAGGCAAGGCTAACCGTCGTAACGGTAGAAAAGCAGAAAATGATTTGCTTAAATATTTACAATCTCTACATCTTACAGTACATGCGGTACCTGCTTCTGGTGCCTTTAAACTAACAAATGCTATTAAAGGCTACGGAGATAGTGAAATAGCTAAACGTATGTCAGGTGATTTGAAGTGGGATATTGGAGATAAAATATATACCATTGAGAGTAAACGTGATGTAAATACAGATGGATTATATAAGAAAGCTGAAGATGGTCCTATCCATTACACAGGTTTTGCTTATATGTTACGTCAAGATTTATTTGAAGCGTTAATCAATAAGGTGGAGTTTGGTGATGCAATTCCTAAAGAACCTAAAGGTCTTAAAAAAATTGAAAAATATTTTAATCAGGATAATAGTGATATGGTTGTAATTAGTAGACCATATTTACCTAGATTATTTTTTATTAAAGAGGAGTTATACAATGCAATCAAAAGAGAAGAAATACTTTAATATTATGTTAAGTGAAGACGAAATTATAACATTTGATACAAATATTGCACAGTCTGGTACATTGTTAAAAGTAATTGCTACAGCCAATGCGGCTACAATTAATATTTTAACGGAAGCAACTGGTCGTGAAGACATTGCTGAATTGTTAGTATGTGAGACACTTGACGCATTAAATGAAATTCAGAAAAGAGAAGGTGGTGAAGCCGATGAAAGTAATTAACGAAACATTTGATAAAATCTTAGATTGTCAATCCATCTTTATTTCTGCTGTATATGATGATGAGGATAAAAACCTTATTTTAGGTTATAATGTCAAAGGTTCTTTAACTAACGGTCGTACAGAAGTTATTGCTAAGTTTACTAACAAAGAGGACGCACAGCAACTAATTAAACATTTAACTGTAGATTTAGATGTATGTACTCGACCTAGTTATTTCAAAGAAAGACCACAGGCGTAATTATGGTGCAATACGAAGACATTAAAGAATTATCTGATGAAATTAGTGATATGTATAGAACACTACAAGATAATGATGCTGACACTGCATTTTATTTAATGAAAGAGTCGTCTCTCTTGTTGCCAAGTTTTGAGGAATTGTCTCATGAATTACTTAAATTATTAAGCAATTTGGAAAAGACTGCTAAGGCTACGCAAGCTACAGTAAGTAGAGAAAGTTCTAATAAGGTAACAGAGGGAGACCGTATTGCCATATCTGACCCAACCGTATTACAAGCATGGAGCAATTATGCTGATATACAATACAAACAAAGGTTGGTACAAACACAAATAGATTTTCTGAAGCGTATTTACTTTGACTGCAAACTTGTCTATGAAAACGTATGTAGACAAAACAGAACAGTAGTGCATGAAAAGATGGTGGGACATACATGACATTAAGAGAGTATAAAGTGGTATTACAATACGAAAATGCATTTATACAATATTGTACAGAACAGGCAATGTTATTAAGTATGGTCAATAATCAAGAAGTGTATCTATTATGTGATGCTGTACAAATGAAAGCATTAGTTTTAACGTATAATGGTAGGGTGTTAGGGAAATATGAGTACTAAAAATAGAGAGATTAAGCTAGGAACACATATTAATACACCTGATGGTGAAATACGTGTTGGTTTAGTTAAATATGACCCAAAGAAGGATAAATATTTTTATTCAGTATTTGGTAGTAAATCCAAATGGTATAGTGAAAAGGATGTAACAATATGCGAAAAACAACCGAAAGTAAGAAAGAGAAAATTATCAACTTCTGTAAAGAAAACAAAGATACGTTAGGTGAATTCATTGCCATTTTTGTTTTTGGTTTTATATCTATCGTTTTGTCAATGTTGAATTTGGATATGCCTCATGGTATTCAAATCATGTTATGTATTATCTTGTTTAATGTGTTATGGACACAATTTTATGCTCAACGTGCATATTATGAAATTAAAGAACTAAAAGAACAGGAGAAAAAGAAATGATAATAGCACCAGAAGAAAATATAGTAAGATTATTACGACAAATGAAAGACCAAGGTTTTACGGATTTTGTTATATTAGATGGAAATCTACACATTTTTGGCGACGGTATTGATGGAAAGATTATGTATTTGCCTAAAACAATCATGACTACCTTATATACATTTTTATTGTCGCATAGACCACCATATTCTATATCTAAAATTATTGCGGATATTGAACATGATTATGTTGGTCCAGATAAAGGATTTCAGTGGTTTGATTGTGTTCATAAACCAAATAAGCTTCGTTTCCGCGAAAGTAAACTTGGCGAAATGGTATTTACATTAAATGGTATTGTACGTTGTAACAAAGGCGATAAAATCATCATTGGTGTTAATGGTGAACAATACCCATGTGATAAAGAAATTTTTAAATTATTATATGACGAGGTGGAAGATGCAAGTAATTAAACGTGACGGAACAACAGAAGAATATTTAGGTCAAAAAATTGAGCGTGCAGTAGAGAAGGCAATGTTTGCAACATATCTTGTTATGGAACCAACTATGTTAGCAGAGCCATTCCAAGTATCTTTATATGTATGGGATATTATTAAAGACGCAAAAGAACCTATATCTATTAAACAATTAGAAAATATTATTTTTCGTAAATTAACTGATGATGGTTATACTGATGCCGCTGTTAATTATATTGAATACAAAACAAAACGTGATATGGAACGTAGTAAACATAAATTAACTCAAGAATTCTTGGATAAATATCCTGATTACCCTGATTGTATGGACGAGTTAGCTAAGTTTGTTTATATTCGTACATATTCTCGCTGGTTGCCAGATAAAAATCGTCGTGAAACATGGAAAGAAACGTGTGCTCGTGCTATTAATGGTAATTGTTCTTATTTGCCTACGGCAGACGGGGAACCAGAAGCATTGTTTGATAATATGTTTAATTTACGACAACGTATTTCTGGTCGTATGTTATGGATGGGCGGTACTGAAGCATTAGAAAAAACACCATTAGCGGCGTATAATTGTTCTGGTATTACGATGGATAGTATTCATGCATTTCATGAATTATTTTATTTATTAATGGTAGGTACTGGTGTTGGTTGTCGTGTATTGAAAGAAGATATTGCAAAATTACCTCAGTTTGATACAACTAAAAAGTTATATCACGTTAAAACTCCTGTTCCTAAAGGTACAACATTAGAGCATACAAAAGTATCTAACTATGGTCATAGTGTTATCATTACAGTAGGTGATAGTAAAGAAGGTTGGTGTGAAGCATTAACTGCATATCTTACTACTATGACAGATAATGTAACTACATCTATTTCTATTGATTACAGTTATATTAGACCTCAAGGTGCACCACTTAAGACATTCGGTGGTTATGCAAGTGGCTATGCATCTTTAAAAGAAATGTTTGAAAAGCTTCATAAAATTATTGTCAAAGAAAGCACAGATGGTAAATTACGTCCATTGAATGTTGCCGATATGTGTAATATTGTTGGGCAAAATGTAGTTGCAGGTGGTACACGCAGAACAGCAGAACTTATCCTATTTAGTCCTGATGATGAAGAAATGCTACACGCTAAGGAAAACCTAGACCCAGAACATTACTTCCGTTATATGTCTAATAACTCTATGTATTTAGAAACAAAGCCTTCTAAAGAAGGTTTACGTAAGTTAATGATGTCTATTAAAGAAACAGGAGAGCCTAAACGAAACTGGGCTCGTTAAAATTTTTGAATTGCTGGAAGTCCCTGAGAGCCTTAATACCACAACGTAATTGGTAACGATAAGCGTGATGGTTTTAAAAAGTTTAAGGATTGGGTAATCAGCAGCTAAGACCCAATTTGTATATCTGAGGTGAATATGGATATACAAGAATATATAATAAATAATTACGGCTTAACAACAAAGAGCATTACTGAAATGAGTCAAGAGACTGGGTATACTAAAGAGTCATTAAGAACTTTAGCTTGTAAACTTGGCGTTAAGCGTAATAGTGTATTTAAAGACTTTGAAGATGAAGTTTGGAAATCTCTATCTGTTGTCGGTTTGTCCCAATATTATGTGTCAAATTATGGTAGGATAAAAAGTAATAAACAACTGATAAAACAACAAGTCCACCATCAAACTACATATATGCAAGTGTCGCTAAAGAATGATAATAACATCAAAAAAACATATTTAGTCCACAAACTAGAAATGATTGCATTCCATGGTAGCAGCACATTAGAGATTGACCATATAGATAGGAATAAACAAAACAACCATATTTCTAATTTACGTTATGTAACACGGTCTGAAAATATTAATAATGCTAAAAATCCTAGTATTATATATTTATTGACAGATGATGATGTGCATGATATTTGTAGAAAATTAGTTAATGGAATGAGTATTTCACAAATTGTAAAATCTAATAAAAATTATACTAAATCTAAAGTCGAAAAAATCAAACAAAAACAAACGCATTTAAAAATTTCAAATTTATATTTTTAAATACAAATTGGGTAAAGTTCAACGACTATCCCGTAAGGGAGTAGGACACAAGCCTATGGTGTCCGAAGTGGAAATGAAAGTGATATAGTCTAAACTTATATGAAAGTATAAGAAGTTCATAAGAGAACTGGGTGGTACTTGCGACACCACTTGAATATATTGGGTTTTATTAATGTTGCTTCTGCTAAAAAGCGTCGTGAAGATTTTGATATATGTAATCCATGTGTAACTGGTACTACAGAAATCTTAACTAAAGAATATGGTTATATTCAAATTAAAGACGTTGTTGACGAAGATGTAACAGTATGGAATGGTTATGATTGGAGCCATGTAACACCTAGAGTAACTGGTTATGACCAACCTATGATTAGAATTCAATTTTCTAATGGTAATGAATTAGAATGTACTAATTACCATAAATTTGTGATGCAAGATGGTTCTCGCATTGAAGCTCGTGAATTATGTATTGGCGACAAACTAGAAAGATGGGAATTCCCTGTAATTGAAGCAGATGAACGTGCTATGGGTATCTATTATGCAGAAGATTATGACCCATATATTCACGGATATTATGCTGGTGATGGTATACAAAATAAACCTTTGATTTACTTGTATGGTGAAAAACGTAAATTAGTAGATGTATTCAGCAATTCATCTGGATGTACGATTAGTAAAGGGTTAGAACGTGATACAGTATTATTGCCTAAACAACTATCTAAATATCTTGTACCAGATGTTGGGGACGCAGTATATCATAGATTGCGTTACTTAGCTGGTCTACTTGATAGTACTGGATGCGTACATTTCAGTGAAGGCTCTGTTGCTATTTCATCTATTGATAAAGAATTCCTTATTAAGATTTCTCGTCTGTTAAATACACTAGGTTGTCATGCTTCTATTCATTTAATGCATGAAGGTGGTTATCGTAAAGTGCCAGTTGAAGGTGGTCCTGATGATAATCAAGTATATTATTGCCAGCCTACATATAAATTAATTATTTCCGCTTGGTATGTTAGACGTTTAATTAATTTGGGTTTATCAACTCATTATATTCATTTAGATGCTTATCCAAATAGTAATGATAGCCAAGCTATTTATGTCACATCTATTGAATATATTAGAAATTGTCCAACAGTATATTGTTTTACTGAAAATAAAAATCATACTGGTATTTTCAATGGTGTTATGACTGGACAATGTGCTGAAATTTTATTACCATCTAAAGCAGTATGTAACCTTACTAATATCAACGTATCTAAGTTTATTGATGAACGTGGTAATGTAATGATACCTCAGCTTAAAGAAGCATGTAAATTATCTGCTCGTGCTTGTTATCGTTTAACTGAACCTGAATTAGAATTAGAAGGTTGGAGTGATATTCACCATAGAGACCGTTTAATTGGTTGCTCTATTACAGGTTGGCAAGATGCTGTAGCTGGTAATTTAACGAAAGAAGAACAAGAAGCATTACTTGTATTAATGAAAATGTGGATTAACGATGCGGCTAATGAATACGCAGATGAAAACCATCGTCCTCACCCTGTATTGTATACAACAGTACAGCCTGATGGTACAGGCGGATTAATTAGTGGTTGTTCTGCTGGTGTTCATTATAATCATGCTCCATATTATTTCAGACGTGTACGTATTTCAACCAATTCTCCATTATACCAAGCTGTTAAATATTTAGATGGCTGGCAAATTGATAATGAAGTTGGTCAAGGTGATGACGGTAATACAAAGGTAATTACGTTCCCTTGTAAATCTAAATCTATTATTACGAAATATAATGTATCGGCTATTGAACAATTAGAACAATACAAAATGATGCAAACGCATTATGTGGACCATAATACTTCTATTACTGTTACTGTAAAAGATAATGAATGGGACGATGTAATAGATTGGTTAGATAAAAATTGGGATTGTGTAGTAGGTATTTCATTCTTGTCTCTAAATCAAGATTACTATCCGTTAATGCCTTATGAAGAATGCACTAAAGAACAATACTTAGAATTAAAATCTAAAATGGCTCCACTTGACCCAGAATTAGTCAATAAATATGAATTTGAACTACAAACTGTAGGTAAAGATTTTGAAATTGATGAAAGTGGAGAATGTGAAGATGGTCATTGCCCAGTGCGGTAGCCATGCTCAGCGAGGGGTTGACAGCCGACCCCTCTTTGTGCTATCATAGAAGCATGGGAGGAGGATATATGATTATTTATAAAACAGGAAATATGTTTAATTCTGATGCTAACTATTTTGTAGACCCAGTTAATCTTATGGGTACATCTGGTAAAGGATTAGCACTTGAAGTTAAACGAAGATACCCAAAATCTGAACGAATTTATCAAGCTATATGCAAGTCTGGTGAATTTGATATTGGTGATATATTACAAGTACCAACAGATGACAACAAATTTATTTTATTTTTTCCAACTAAAAAACATTGGAAAGACCCATCTGAATATTCGTATATCGAACGTGGTTTAGACTCATTAAAATATCGTTGTCAAGATATACCTAAAAATTCTATTGTAGCTGTACCACAATTAGGTTGCGGTCTAGGTGGATTAAAATGGGATAAAGTCCATGATTTAATTCGTCAAAATCTCAATGATGTTCGTGACGTTACATTTTATGTATATGGACCAAATGTAAGTAAATAGAAAGGTAATAATATGGGACATTTATTTAGAGCTAAAAACGAAAATGGCAATTTAGTTTATGGTTCAGTTGTGTATGGTCAATCTATTCCAGAATATTGGGACGGAGAATTGGATAAAACTTATTTTTTTGTTACTGATATTGAATTTAACGAAAGATGGGAAGTAGTATTTGATGAAGATGGATATGCAGATGACGAATATTACCCAAATTGGGATGTAGAAGTGACTGAAATTGATTGGAATACATTAGAATTTAATTTGAATGGACAATGGATAAAATATGAGGTGCAAGAATGCAAGTAGAATTAATAGCTAATACATTATTAGAACTGCCAGTACATGCAATGAGTAAGTGTTATGGTTCTAATACGACAGAAAAATCTTTAATTAATGCATGTAAAGCTGGTCATTTATCTTTACTAGAACATGCGTATGCTACATTTGATATTGAAATGAGCCAGAAATGTTTGGCACAAATTACACGTCATAGACAATTATCTTTTACTGTAAAATCGACACGTGGTACAGATTTTAGTGATGGTGGATATTTTGACTCTCATGAACATGATTGGACGGGAGTTGTTAATAAAACACTCATTGCAGAACACATTAATGGTATTATAGAAGAACAAATCAAAAAATACCAACAATTAGTTGAAGATGGCGTTCCGTATCAAATTGCCGCTTATGTATTACCACTAGCTACAAATGTTACTATGACTGTTACTGGTAATCTTAGAGCGTGGTTAGAGTATTTGCCTAAACGATTATGCAAACGTGCCTCTCGTGAACATCAAGCGATTGCTCGTGAAATTTTTAGACAATTAAACAAAGCATATCCAGATTTATTTACATTAGAAATTTTAGGCATGTGTGAGGGTTGTAAAGAAACATCTTGTGATTTCACATCTCATAAAAAACAACCTAAGACACCCGTAAGAAAGGAACTACAATGAACACATTAATAATTTTAGTTGTATCAATACTTACATTTTCAATACTAGTATGTGCTATTTTAGCTAAAGTTTTGTCTGTTCTTACTATCATTGGTGCTGTATGTTGGTTATTAAATTTATTTGGTGTAACTGGCACAACAGTTTTATGGTTATTTGTTGGCACTATTGCTTGTGGGTTATATATTTTGATTTTGCCAATTCTTATCGCAATAATTGCAGAATTTGGAGATAATAATGGATAAAAACAAACAAAATAACTACAAACAAAGATTTATCAATGAATATGTAGAACTTAAAGATAAATATACTAAGCTACATAAAATGTTGGTAAAATATGATGCTGGTAAATTAGAATTCACTCCAACTTGTCCTATTGATTTATTAAGAAAGCAGAAATCTTTAATGGGTCAGTATCTTAATATATTAGAAGTGAGAGCAATCATTGAAGATGTGGAGTTGCCAGAATAATGAAATCACTATTTAGAGCTAAGAAAGATGGTCAGTGGGTATACGGAACGGTACATGTAGACCAACAAGGTGTTGCTCATTTCTTATCACCAGCCGCTATACGTAATATCAATGATTACGCACCAAGTGAGTTACAAGGAATGATATTCAAAGTAGAACTTATGGCAGTAGAGTGGGGTACACTTGAAATTAATATTGGTTCTAAATATGTGCCATATGATATTGCGAATCCTAAAAAACGTATTGGAGGTGGTTTGTTTGAGTTCATACCTTTCCGATTATTTTGATACTATCAATCAAATCAATCAACATTATAGAACTAATAGACCGATTAAGAATCTCGATTATCTATTCAATAAAGCTGAATTTCTTCGTTCTTCATGTATTGAAACAAAACAAGCATTATATAATATATATAGTGATATTGATAACATTGATGATGATTGTATTATGGAAGGCATGAGGCATGGAAGGCTAGTACATGATGGCACACAAGTCCTTTTATTTTATGAAGACGATGGGGTTCATAATATTATGTATGAATGTAAAATACCTCAATCAATTATTGACTTGACATTCTCTGATATGAGTGGTAAAATACAATCAGAAGTTACGGTAGTAGCTTTTATACAACGTGTTAATACATTAATAAATCGTGAACATGAGTACATTCAAAATAGAAAGGGGTATTTACATGAACGATACAGTGAAGAGTCTAAGCGATATAATGCCAGCGAAATCGATGAAATACAATGTATCTGTATTCACTAATTTGATTGCTACGAAGCAAGAAATATATGCAAGTAAACGTGATTTCTACGCAGAAGCAAATGATGACCTAAATATGAGGTATTACGATGCCAAAGCAGACGCTTGTCGGGAATTACTATATACTATGAGTAAAATGTTTTAGAAAGGATGATTTTATTAAACAGGTAAGATTATTTATTATCACAACGATTTTGGCAATGTTGCCACTTATTACATTTGCATATCCAGTTAATGTAGAGCTTACAGCTTATACACATACTGGTTCTGTAATGGCTAACGGTGAATATCCCTATGTAGGAGCCGTTGCATCTAATGACTATCCTCTTGGAACTACAGTGTATATTGATGGTAATCCTTATACAGTGGCAGATAGAATGGCAGATGGCGTATATGGGGTTATTGATATTTTTATGGACAGCTATGATGAAGCTGTTAATTTTGGTAGACGATATACCACAGTTTATGTTAATTAAGGAGTAAAGTATGAACAAAGTAATTCTTGAAGGCGTTATGGCTCGTAATCCTCAAACCAAAGAAGTTGGTTCTGGTCAAGTATGTAACTTTACAGTTAAATGTGTTGACGAAGTGGAAGTAAAAGGTGAAACAAAACAATTTACATCTTTTGTGAATTGCGTAGCGTGGAATGAATTTTCTGACCAATACGTAAATGCAGTTGAGGGCGAACCTGTTAGTGTAGAAGGTCGCCTACAAACTCGCTCTTATGAAAAAGATGGTCAAAAACATTACGTAACTGAAGTTAATGTTAATAAATAGGAGGTTATATGAGATTATTTGCAAGAGTATCTTATATGCCTAACGGTGTTTTACCAAAAAGAAAAACAAAACATGCTGCTGGTTACGATTTAGCGGTAGTTGAAGGTGGGGTTATCCCACCTCATTCTACTAAAATCTTTAATACAGGGATTAAGGCATGTATGGAAGATGATGAGGTATTATTAATTTTTGTGCGTTCATCTATCGGTATTAAACGTGGCATTACCTTAGCTAATGGTACAGGTGTAATTGATTCTGATTATTATAATAATGAAGACAACGAAGGTCATATTATGTTAGCATTATATAATAATACAGATGAAGATGTAACTATTGATGATGGTGAATATGTAGCACAAGGCGTATTTGTAAATTATTTATGCACTGGTGACACAGTAGTAAAAGAACGAAAAGGCGGTATTGGTTCTACAAATGGCTAAAGATTACGACCAATGGTATATTGATATTGTAAACACAGCCGAAACGCCTGAGAGAGGAATAATTACTGTCCGTAAATTAATGGAGAAACGTGAAGAATGGGAAGATGCTACGGCATATTGTAAAGATAAAAGATGGTTTTATAAAACAGGACAACATAATAAAAATAAAGAAAAAATAGAAATGTCTAACCCTAGTGAGTATTTTGATAAACTTTCACGCACAGCTTCTATTAATAAAATTATGCAAGCGGTCAATTCATATGCTATGATGTGTGATAAGAAAGCATGGAAATCTTTTTGTAAAAAAGTCTTAGCTGGTGAATACTACGTTAAACAAGGTGCGTATTCTGAACGAAAAACTAAGTCCATTAAAAATAGTGTGGCTCGTTTACTTCCGAAATTACGTGAATTTATAACTGTTTACGTAGAACATGACCCAACGATTGATGATGATGTAAAGGAGTACATTAAGCGTGTTAGCAAGAAAAATAAAAAGTTTAAACGATAGCTACGAAAAGCATATCATGCAAGTACGTGTAGACGCAGATAAAGGTGCATTAGCCGTATTATCTGATGTGCATGAAGGGTTGAATAATCGTAAACAATTACAAGAAGCTGTTAATATGCTTGTTGAATTAGGTCCGAACTGTAAAGTTGTATTAGGTGGTGATAGTACTAATACTGTCACAAAAAATTCTAAAGGTAATGTACTGGAAGAATGGTGTAGTGGTGATAAACAAGTATATAATCTTGTAGATGATATTAGACCACTATATGAAACAGGTCAGCTGATTGGTATTATCGCAGGTAATCATGGTGCACGTGCGTATAATGAAGCCTTTATTAATGTTGAAATGATGATTGCAAGTTTATTGGGCGACCGAAACTTGTATAAAGGCGAATTTGGTATTGTCTATTTTAATGTAAACAAAAATTGTTACGTTCATCACATCTTACATAAACACAAAAAGGCTAAAAATCATTATGATTATTTTAATGCTGATGTAACATGGTATGAACATTTCCATGAACCGTATGCTGTACCTAAATTAGTTATTGAGCATAACAAATACGTTAAAAAACCAGTAGCTAAAGAAATTTGGGAATTACATCAAGGTTCATTTCAAGTATATCCTGATTACTGTAAAGCAAGTGGTATTAGACCTACAGTAGGTGGTTTTTATATTGCTGAAATGAATGGTATTGAACATCAACGTCAAGTCATTCCTTATTTAGACCACCAATTACAATCTCTTATTGAAAGGGGTTATTCATTATGAGTTTACTAAATACAGCCTACATCAACGTAGGCTTTAAAACCTATGTTCCCCTTGATAGCATTGATTACATATTAGATAGCACTGAACAACGATATAAGCGTTTAGTAATTGCTATGAAAAAAGAAGGTCTAATCAAACTGGATGCCACTAAACGTCGCAAATGTCGCAGTCTTATCGTTACTAAAGATAAAATGGGTATTCTATCTGCATTTCCACCTGAATATTTGTTAGGGTTAAATGTAGATGATGAAATACAAGATAAGCTATTAGAGCAAGATAAGATTGAAAAGGCAAAAGGTCGAATTCGTTATTATAAATGGGGGTATGAACATGGATATAAAACAGAGGAAGAATATAGAAGAGCGTGTGAAGAAGCCAAGACCCTCGGAATACAAGAAGAAACCGAAGCCTAGTGCTCAACAAGAATTATACGCTCGTGTAAAAGCTGAGACTGGTAATACAGCATTAGCTAAAGCAGAAGCAGGATATTCACCAAACTATCCTACTAAATTATTAGAGCATACTGAAACAATGGAAATTGCCTTAGAAAAACAAAAACAAATAGTACAAGATAAATTCATGAAACGTGCAGAAGAAATGGCAGACCAAATGTATCATTTAGCACTTAATGCTCGTTCAGACCAAGTTAAATTCCAAGCTACTAAAGACTTATTAGATAGAGCTGGTTTTGCACCTGAACAAAAAACCATTAATGAAACACGATTTACAACTATTGAATCCCGTGTTACACAAGATATGCTCGCACGATTTAATCGTATCAAAGAGATTGACAACTAAAAATGGACATAAAAAAAGCCCCAATTAAGGGGCTTATTTTTTTTATTTACTTAACAATTTATCAATAGCGTCATCACCAAGCAATTCCATTAATTGCTCTTTCATTAAATCATACATAGCAATTTCTGTCATGCCTTTAACAATATCCATAGCTTCAGTGGCTTCCATGTGTGAGTCAGCACATCGACGTACAATTTCCTTGTGTATTTCAATACCAAGAAGTGCAAGTTCATATACTGTAGTGTCTTTCGTAATAGAAGCACGTACACCATGATTATCATATTGGAATGTAGCACGTGCATGAGTGTCTTTCACATTAATGTCTTCTAGTTTTGCTTTTAAATTTGTTTGCATATTATTTACCTCCAACTAAACATAATATTATAAATTACTGATACCTGTTATTTGATAATCACCACCTTTCATTAAATACTGTTAGTTTCATCGTATATAATTGGGTCTTTACCATAAGTATTATCCCAATCAACAAACTTACTATTAACTGGGTAAAAATACCCATAAGGAGACCATACACTACTAAAACACAACTGTTGAATAGTTTCTGCATCGTAAATACAATTTACTAAATCATCTTCGACGTCACCTTCTCGTGATTCGCTAAGTGTTCTATATAAATTGTCAAGAAGATTTTTCAAAGCAAACACCAGTGTCCACGGTACTTCCACATTAAATGTTTCTTCTAATTCTGATAAAATATATTCTACGCTATAATATAATGTTTTATCATTGAATTGAACACCATTGATATAACCTTTAAAATCATGAACAATCTTTTCTTTCATTATAACTCCTTTTACATTTACTACTACAAAACCTCCCATATTTACGTTCTTGAATTGGTGGTAATCTACCACCACACACACAGCAATGAGTAGCTTTAGAACCACGTTTACCATTAACACCGTCATATTCATGTTCATCATCATATTGTTGCCATTTCATGTCAAACTTTTGTTGCCATGTTAATGTATCTTCAGGCGGTTTAAAACTTTTTCGTGTTGCTGGATTTTTACAAGCATCACATAATACATCATTGCCGTGCACTTCAAATAATGTGCTACAACTATGACATTTTCTCTGCATATAACCTCCTTTATATTAACTCAGCATAATACGTTGTGCTAGATACCGAACGATTGCTATACATATTCATATAAAACGCATATGTATCATCACGCCACTTTTGTACTCTATATTGCACTCTTGTAGTCAATATCTCAGACGTAAAAAAGCACCCGCACAATGAGCGAAATCTATCTTCTGGTCTAATCATACTTCCTCCTTATACAAAAAACTTAGCTTCATAAATCATATTACGTGACATATTTTTACCGTAACGCCATATGTAGACATATTTTAATGGTTCTACATCTATACTCAAATAATGGTCATGTAATACATTAAATAATAAATCTTGTTCATGCGTATCATATTGGATAGAAGTTGCTTTTAATATATCACTTTTCCTTATCATATTCACCTCATTATTATCTGTGTAATTTAGCTCCACATATAGATTTATATATTATTGCATTGTAAGAATCTCGTGTATCATATCGCATAATATATAAACCATCCATTGTTAAAACAGTGTCACCAATTTTTTTTGGAAAAGAACAATAGCTAGATGTATATGTCGCAGACGAATAATTTTGAATAAGATATACTCTCAACATATCTTTAGTATCAATCATGCTACACCTCTTGTTAATACTACTTTAAATGGTCTTATTTTATCTACATAATAACGTTCACCATATAAATAGTAGAATAATTGTGAAATATTACATTCATCTTCAAGACGTTCATAATTTTCCATATATCTAGTAGTTTTAACTATAGTCGGTCGTTTAATAACATCTGTAAACTGATATAAATATTTTGTATTTAACATCATAACCCTCTTTTCTTCACGTATTTTATTTCAATAACTCTACGATATGCATTATTTTTATTACTATAATTATTTCTATAAGCTAATTTTAATGGACATAACCCATCAGCAACACGGGTCGGATTAAATATAAAGCTAACGTTACCCATACAATTAGAGTAATGTTTAGTTGTTAAAATTACATCATCTGCCGCTCTTATCATTGTAACTCAACCACCATAAACATATTATGACATTGATATAAGTATATAAAATTATCCAACATTACAAATGGTACTGCGTATGTTGACAAATTATTATTATTATTATTCACGCATTGAAATACACGTATTCTCTGTTTAGGATGTACTAGATTGACTTGATATAATTTATCATATTTGTTTATCATAATTAATCACCTAACCCCTCATATTTCATTTCAATTATCTGCTGGTAATTATACATATATTTATAAATATATAATAATAGAATATTACTATCATATATATATCCAAGAATTTCTTTATGAGATAGTTTATCTATGTTATTCGGAAAATCTGTATATGTACATGTTACTTTGGCTTTGTTATGTATCATAATCTAGCTCCATCATTGCAAAAATATAATTATTATCGTATCTCATTTGTAATATGTCTATTAATCGCCATTTGACATTATGACATACGAATATACATTCAGATGTATCTACTGTATGACGAATGAATGGTAAAGTTACATCATTGGATGTTTCTTTTATCAAAAAATTGTCATTCTTCTTTAACATATTCCACCTGCACTAATTCATAATTATATCCAGTTGAATATTGATTACGGAATATAGTATTCACTCTACGAACCTGTTCGTGTATAAATAGTAATGGATAGTTGTGTGTATCACCTCGTAGTTCGTAAGTCACTGCATCGGGTCTTATTTCAATTAATTTAACACCATCATTTTTATTCAACATTTTTTACTCCTGCTATGATATATTCATATCCATTTTTATAATTTCTGATATAAACATCACGTATACTATTCAAATCTTCGTATGTAAAATACCAAATGTCAGATTGTACTGAACTGCATAATTTACCAATAGTTTTCGCTGCTCTCATTTCTATTAATGAGATTTGATGATATCTATTTAACATAACTTCACCTTAAATGCATGTAATGTACCCTGATAATCATTTCTAGCATATTTGTTGCGGAACATTTTTTCGACAAGTACTGTACTGACATAAAAATCAGCTCTATAATATCTACTGGCTCCATAATGAAATTGTGGCACATATTCAATTGCTGTCATTCTAATTTTTTGATTTTTATTTATCATTTGTATTACCTCAATCTTCTAATTTCAAATAAAACACACCGTTATCGTCTTTATCGTAACACGCAATTAGTTCGTTACATAGATAATAATCAGGTGAGCTATCTGTTACCATATAATCTGTTTCAACTGAACCAAATAATTTGTGAACTATGTTATAAGTAGCTGTATAATAGCTAGTAACTGATGCATAACGATTTAGCATATAAACACCTCCTCATCAATTTTATATATAAAACCACAACCATGTTTATAATTTCTTGAGAATAATTGTAACAATGTCATTGAATGTAATGTAGAAATAGGTTCAGAAAAATCTAAACTACAATATTGGTTATTTTTATATTTTGTTATTTTTGCTGAAAATGTTGTTTGTTCTATCATAATTTCACCTCATCACTCTTTTTTATAGGGGAGCCGAAGCTCCCCACTGGACTATTGGGAAACTTCAGCAGTATTTACTTCTTCATTTACTTCATTTTCTACAGGTGTTTCTGTAGCTGTTTCAGAAGGTGTTTCAGGAGTTGGTTCAGTTGGTGCTTGAACCATTACAACTGGAGTTGGGTTAGACATTTTGTAGTGTTCGTAGAATTCGGTACCCATTTCACGGTCAATTCGTTTTAATTCTTGAATTAACAAATAAGATGTTTCAGCACCACGTTCGATGTATTTCTTAGTGCGTGCTTTAATAGCCATTAACACGATTTGTTGTAAATCACGTACTTTAACAGTACCAGCTTTAGATACGAATACGAATTTCTTAGCCGTTTCTTCGTTCAAAGAGATAACAGGAATTTTAATAGTATCTACTGCATCTTTACCAGTGTTAGTAGCGGCGAATTCAGAGATTGCACGAGCAACACCAGATGGAGTAGCAGAGTATACTTTAGTTTGTTTTAAAGAATTGGCAATAAAACGTAATTGTTCTTTATCAGATAAAGCAGAAACGTAGTTAGTAATAATCAAGTTCATTTGTGCAACAGTTGTAGCCATAATTTTATACCTCTTTCATAGTATGATTAATAATTGTTTTCTTAATATTTTGAGTTCTCAATCTGTATTCATCAATGCTATCTTTAGCATAGAGATATACAATATTGCAAGGTTCTGTCTGACCAATACGATGTATACGGTCTTCAGCTTGACCCATTAGAGATGGCGACCACGGATATTCAATGAATATAGCCGTGTGTGCTTTGGTTAGGGTAATACCAACAGCACTTGCCTGTAAACTACAGACAATCACATTCGTGTGATTAGCATTCGAGCCAGAGTGATTTTGAAAATCATCAATATTCTTTTGTCTATTTTGTTTAGATTGACCACCGATGATGTATTTTGCATCAGGAAATTCCTTTCTTAATTTTTCTACAATATTTCGATGGTGTGCAAATACCACAAGGGACTCACCTCTTTCTAATACTTTA